CTTTAGATTTTTCTCTAAAATTGATGTTGTTTACATCTCATTTAGAGACATTTTCTTTATAATTATTAAAATAATTATTGATACCGAGAAAAACAGGATATTTATTTAAATTGTTTATATCAGATTCATCTAATTTCTCCAAATTAGATTTTATCTTTTTATAAATAGTATTTAAATTATCCATGGATTTCTCGACGGATTTTCCAAATCCTGCACCAATAAGATCATTCATAAAAGAATGAATTAAATATTGGTCAGGGATCATTATTTCATCATTTGTTATATTCAAACATAAGAATTCTCTAAGAGAATCATATGTTAAATAACCAAATGAATAATCTAATGATTTATGGAATATATTAACTTTCATTATAAATTTTCTTTTAGCAAATTTCTTTGCTAATATAGAATTTATACCTTTGTAAAGTTTAAAAACAACAGTCACAAGATCTAAAGAAGTACTTAAGTAATTCTTTTTGATTTTATAAAAATCATATAGATTTGTGAGTACTATGAATGGGTTGTTGATATTATTAACAATTCCACTCATAGGTATTCCTGTAATTTCTACTCCTTTACTGAATCATCTTTTAGCAAATTCATATGTATCGTAAGATACATGTGTTTTTGACTCAGATGTTTCAACTCCTATGTAATTTATTCATTTAATATACATCTGGGCAACTTTATCGTTTTTTATAACGATATCGTCTCCCAACATGATGTAATCATTAAATGAGAAATTATCATAGCCACACAATTTTGCACTTCAATGAAGTACTAAATGGTGTGTTAAAGTAAAGGCTGCTCAAGAAGAATAAGATCCCATAGGTTGTCCAACTGCATAACGCAGTTTTAAACCTTCTGGAGTCTTAAACTCTCTTGTTGATAAGATACTACTTCAAGAATCAGCGAAACTTTTACTGTACATTTCAGTAAGAAGTCTTCTCTGTAATGAAATAGGAAATCTATCAGTAGCAGATGATAAGTCAATTGATCAAAATCTTTCTTGATCAGTTTTTCATTTATTAAATGGATCTTGAGTATAAGTCCTATCACATGGAAAATTATGAAGTTTTTTCATAATATTTTCGTGTATAGGTTTTAAGAATAATTGTGTATAGTAATCAACTATGGCAACTATTCTTAACTTACATTCTGGATCATAAATAAATGATAACTTTCCAAGAGTATAAAATCATTTTTTATCTCATTGGAATTTATAACTGTCAAGAAAGAACTTAACTCCTGATTCACTTGTTATATTAAATATATTTTGTATTTGATCATAAGGATAACTACATATAGTTCTTAAGGAACTAAATGTAGCTTTTCCTTCTGGTCCAGCTTTGTTTAAAAGATATATATCTTTTTCTTCAAAGTTGTGAATTTCAGATTTTAATCTGAAATTTAATACAAAACTTTTAATAAAACCTGTAGGTATGATCTTCTTTTCATATCCAGGTTTTGTTATAGACAAGTAATCGGGTTTAAGTTTCTTTTTCTGGTTTGAATCTAAAACAAAAGTTCTAGTCAGTGTAAGTAAAGTCATTAAAAACTTTCTTTCCTGAAGAGAACCTTTGCTAGAGGTTTCAAATTAGAAAAGATTTTTGGTCATCCATCTGTATCAATTCCCAGTTTAATTTTATTATGAAAAAGAGGTTGGTTACATATGTACCTTGTACAATGTAATCTTCCTTGTTTAAGAAATTTGGTTGTGTATATCAAACCATTTTTCTTAATCATTTTATTAATAATTTTAAACAAAGGATTTATATAGAGTGGTATATTTAAACTAGGATATAAGATGCTACATAACTTTAAGGTTATTTTGTAGAGATCTTTATTCATTGTTTAAATAATTGGCTCTCAATTTTGTTCATGAGCTGAGGACTCATTTAGTTTTCAACACTAAGTGATTCCTTAATTCTTGTGAATTAAATCGAGGATTAGAATCAGAAAATTTACAAAAAGACTTTGATAATCTTTTGACGGTATAATTCAAATTATAGAATTATAAGGGTAAAACCTGGTAATA